CATCGTCGTGGTGTTGATGCTGTATCCCCGTCCCTTTTGAGTACCCTAGGTACCCGCATATCATTGTGGGTTAGCTGAGTCGGGGAAATGGAATAGGAAGTTCTTTATCGGAGACCTCCTCACACTTGGAGTACAGGAGACCCCCCGATGAGCAACAGAGTTGCAATCAGCATCATCACAGTGCTGTTGTGTTGGGCTTTCATCGCAGTGCTTCCATGGTGGCCCTATTCGCGACGTTGGGGGCATCTTCCAGCGTCAGTGCTGTTCGTCCTGGTAGTCATCATGGTCACATGGTTGACTTTCCCGGTGGTGTGAAAAAGGAAAATTGACAATGCAATCGCGAGACCAAGAGTTCGATGAGACAGCGTACACCAATGGCTTCCAGGGGTTCGAAAAGGGTATGAGCTTGAAAAGCCTGGTCAAGCCCCTGATCGAGGGACCGCCCGAAGGCACCGAAAGTATCGACGGGTGGATGAACTCCAGGATGTGTTGTCTCATCGGGTTCCTGGATGCCGGTCTCAACAGACTGCGCCAAATTAAGTAGTGTAGTGCGGGTCAGAGTACCGACCATGGAGCGAGTGCGTATTCGGCAGAGGGGTGACGATACCCCTTTGCCGATCACCTCGTCCGAGGACCTGGAGCTGGTTCAGCGTCTCCAGGTGCTCGAGGCCAGGGAATCCTTTTGGGCTTTCCGGCAGTATATGCACCCTGATCTCATCAAGGGGTGGTGGCAACGTCTAGTCGCATATGAGCTGCAACAGTTCTATGTGGACATGAAGCACAACTTGCGGCCGGTGCTTGTTCTTAGCGCTCCCCCGCAACACGGCAAGAGTTATCAGGTTCACGATTTTATTTCCTGGGTGGCTGGCCGCGAACCAGACTGGGCGACCATATTCGCCAGCTACTCTGAAGACTTGGGGGACAAAGCCAACACCTTCCTGCAAAGGAACATGGACACCGAAAAGTATCTCCGCGTGTTCCCGGGCACACAGCTTGCGCATACTCGCGCGGGCTTCGCACCAGCATCGCGCACTGGATCATTCCTCGAATGGGTTGGAAAGAAGGGGTCTTTCCGCAACACCACTGTTGAAGGGCAGGTGACAGGTCAGGGGCTTGACCTCGGACTGATTGACGACCCCTTGAAAGGCCGCGCGGAGGCATCGAGTAAGAAGATCAGGGACAGGGTGTGGGATTGGTTGACCGATGACTTCTTCACTCGGTTTTCGGAGTATGCCGGTCTATTGATGATTATGACGCGGTGGCATGTTGACGACCCCGCCGGTCGGTTCAAGACACGGTTCCCGCAAACCCGCATCCTTCGGTACCCAGCCATTGCGGAACATGACGAAGACTATCGCATGAAAGGGGAACCACTATTCCCCGAGCACAAGTCGCGGGAATTCTTGATGCAACACAAGACCGCGATGACCAAAGGTGGTTGGGAGTCAGTCTATCAACAGAACCCGATTATTGTTGGTGGTGACTTGTTCCCGGTCGATAAGTTCGAAGTGCGGCCGCAAGTTCCAGACCCGAAAGAAGTCAAGATGACTGTTCGGTACTGGGACAAGGCCGGAACCGAGGACGGCGGAGCCTATACAGCCGGTGTGCGTATGCACGAAATGAAGGACGGCAACTTCGTGGTGTCCGACGTGTCGCGCGGACAATGGAGCGCTCTGGAGCGCGAGCGTCGCATCAAGCAGTGTGCGGAGATTGATCGAGCCGAGTATGGTTTTCGAGTTCGAACATGGGTCGAACAGGAACCGGGTTCGGGAGGCAAGGAAAGCGCTGAGCGCACCATTTCGATGTTGCGCGGTTTCACAGTGCGCGCGGATAAGGTGACAGGTTCGAAAGAGATCAGGGCCGAGCCCTATGCGGCACAAGTTCAAGCCGGCAATGTCAGCATAGTGGCATCGAGTTGGAACCGACCCTTCCTTGAAGAGCATGAAGAGTTTCCGTCCGGCAAATACAAAGACCAGGTGGACGCAGCCGGTGGTGCGTTCGCGAAGCTTACCAATAAGGGCACCAGCAGCTACGACTCCTCGTTGTCGTGGGTGTGAACGGAGATCAGAGAATGGCAAACACTCCCAGGGTTCGCATTCCGCGCAACACGCGGCCGGTGGCGGACAGTCTTCAGAATTTGTTCACGGGCATGGGCGGCTTCAATGACAAGATCCAGCAAGCCCGTTGGTTCGGCGCCATCATCAATCAAGCCGAGCTCGAAATGGCCTACCGTACCGATTGGATCGCGCGGAAGGTCGTGGACATTCCTGCGGGGGACAGCACCCGCGAATGGCGATCATGGCAAGCCGACAACAAAGACATCACTTTGATCGAGGAAGCCGAACGCGCATTCACTCTGCAGCGCAAGATGCGAGTGGCCCTGCAAAAGGCAAGACTGTATGGGGGTAGTGCTCTGATCCTCGGAGTCGACCAGGGGAAGTCCGATGAACCTTTGATTGTCGATCGCATTGGCAAGGGGCAGCTCAAATGGGTGCATGTGGTCTCTCGGAACCAACTGACCCCGGGTCCCATTGAGCGTGACATTGAGAGCCCGTTCTATGGAGAGCCGCAGTACTACGACCGGCAAACTGTAGGCAGCGCCATGCAATTGCGGCTGCACCCATCGCGGGTAGTTCGGCTTGTTGGGCTTGAGTACCCTGACCCCGAAACTGCGCCGGACGGTTGGGGTGACTCAGTGCTGCAAGTCGTCGCAGACTCTGTCAAGGCGGCCGGTGTTGTGGCGAATGGCATCGCGGCTATGGTCGATGATGCAAAGGTCGACGTTATCGGCATCCCCGAACTCACTGCTAACTTGGATGACCCGACCTACGAACAAAGACTGATGGATCGGTTCGGGGTTGCAGCGCGCGCTAAATCAGTTTACCGCATGTTGCTGCTCGATAAAGAGGAAGAGTGGAACCGTATCGAAACCAATTTCAGTACTCTCCCCGATGTGGTCAAGGTCTACCTGTTATTGGCATCGGCGGCCGCCGACATTCCGGCCACACGTTTCCTTGCGCAATCACCGACCGGCATGTCAGCCACCGGTGAGTCCGACGTGCGCAATTACTACGACAGGCTCGGCACCGAATTGAATACCGAGATCAGACCAGTGCTGGCGCGCTTGGACGAAGTGCTCCTGCGGTCAATCTTCGGGACCAGGCCTGAAGACATTTTCTACAACTGGAATTCTTTGTGGCAGTTGGACGACACCCAAAAGGCCGACCTCGCCAAAAAGAAAGCCGACATCTTCAAGATTGACGTGGATGCCGGTTTGATGACCCGCGAAGTGTTGAAGGAAGCCCGCCAGAACCAGTTGATCGAGGACGGCACCTACCCGGGGCTTGAAGCCGCAATCGAGGAGTTTGATACACCGATTGACGGAGAGGAGCCGCAAGAGCCGATCAAGCCGCAAGGGGAAGGCGAGGAAGAACCCACGCCCGAACCTGGAGCGATCGCAGCGACCGATCGCTTTCGCATCTTCAAACCCCGCGATAAGAAGATCAGACGGGTCAAGATCAAGAAGGGGAAGCCGTGGTACCAGTCCGATGCACAGCCGCGCACCCTGTATGTCAGCCGACCTCTGTTGAACTGGGAAGAAGTCGCCGCATGGTACAAGGGACAGGGGTTCGAAGTCACGGTCGGCGCGGAGATGCATGTGACGGTCGCCTATTCGCGCATGGCAATCGACTGGGCCAAGGTCTCGGAAGATTGGGGGCAAGACGATAAGGGCCACATCCTTGTGCGGCCCGGTGGCATGCGGATCATGGAGCAGTTCCAAGATGCGACGGTGCTGTTGTTCAGTTCGAACTATCTCTCATGGCGCTGGTGCGGCATCAAGGAAGCCGGTGCTTCATGGGACTGGGACGATTACCAGCCACACGTCACCATCAGCTACCAGGGGCCAAAGAACCTGAAGAAGGTGCAGCCGTTCCAAGGTGCCCTGCAGTTTGGGCCGGAGAAGTTCGAGGAAATCTCCGAGGACTTCCGCGAGCGACTTGTTGAAGATGCGAAAGCCAAGAAGCTCTGGGCCAAGTAAATGCTGGCACTCTTGAAACACTCCGCAGTTGTGCAAGACGCGCGCACGGCAGACCCGACGGGTACTGTCGATGTGCGCCGTCGCTTCATGTCGTCCCTGGGCATTCGGTGGCGGCAGATGATTGCACAGCTGCGCATGACAATCGTGCAGCAAGACATGCTGGGTCTCGACCCCCTGAAGCCCACACCTTTGTCACTGGTGTTGCAATCACTTCCCGATGGCAGTTTGATCCAGGCATTTCAGACCTGGCTTGATCGCACCCTTGAGACAGTAGTGCTAGAGGGGCAAGCCGATTACCTCGACCCGATGGTTTCGATTGTCTACCATCGGGCTGTGAGTCGCGCAGTTCGATTGACAGGGGTCGATGTGCGGCCCGAGGACTCCGAGACTGTTATTCAAGCCCTGCAAATGTTCACACTGACTGAACTGCAGGGTATCTGCGAGGCGGTGTCGCATAAGATCATGCGTGAGGTTGCGGGTGCGGTCTTGAATGGCACGACTCCGAAAGAACTCCTGCGAGTTTGCACCGCGACAATTCAGAAGGTTGGCATCGAGCGTTCAAATCTGATGGTCGAGGCCGTGGTTTCGAAAACCCATGCGACCGCGACCCTTGACCAATTCGAGACCGCGGGTGTGGAACAAGTCGGATTGCTGCCGGAATTGATCGCCGCTAGGAGCGTCAAGGGGCGTCGTTTGGGGGATGCGAGGGGGAATGCAGGGGGGAACCCCGCAAATGCCACCCCTAAACGAAGAATTCAAGAATGGGACGCACGCCGTTCCGGTCCTGGGTCCCGATTGTCGCGCACCGCGCCCCCATCACGGCGTACTGTACAGCGCATTCGCAAGGCACAACAGGCGGTCGAGCGCTTCCAAGCCGTCGAAGTTCTGACTGCTGGTGACAATAGGGTGTGCCCGATTTGTCAGGACATCGAGGAAGGCAACCCCTACTCCATCAATCAAGCCCGCTCCCTGATCCCCGCGCACCCCAAATGCCGGTGTGCATTCGTGCCGGTCAAGGATCGGCGGTTTGCACCTGCGGAGAAAGAGTAGACCGATGATTGCTACCCCGAAACACAAGCACTGGCCGATCCAAATGGAACGAGTCTTGCGTATGTCGGACTTCTGCAAGGCCGGGCAGTTCAAGTGGAAGATCAGTGAGCAGGGGTATCGCACATTGGTGCTGGCGGTGCCGCACACGAACCCTTCCGGGTGGCTTCTAACTGAATGGACCATCGACCACAAGAACGATTGCGATGCTCAATGGTCTTTTGATGGCAATGAGAAGCGCCCAACACTGACTCCCTCTCTGCATGCCAAGGGTATCTGGCATGGCTACGTCACAGCCGGGATGCTGGTGGAAGCATGAAGAAACGTTTCTACATTGATTTTAGCACTCGCGAAATGCCGGGCCGCATTCTGGCCACATGCGTGATGCTGGGCCAGGAAGTGGTGCGCGATCAAAACAAGGTCATGTCGATTGACCTGTGCTCACACCCTCTTTATGAGCGCCTGGAGCGCTACGTGTTGGCGAACCCTTCGGTGAAGCGCTTGAAAGAAGGTGGCAAATGAGACAACAGATCCTGTGGTGCTACGATGACGCGCACCTATGGGGGAAGGAGCTCGGAGAAGCGGCCGTCTCTCGTGGTTACGACGTTCGCTTTTTCGACTCCGTCAAACAAGTGCATGAGTCGGAGGACAAGTCGTACCTGTTCATGCACATGCACCACCACCCAGCGGTGCGTGCGATCCACAAGAAAATGATGGCGCACTTCGCCACTAGAACCGACCTGCAGATCATTCCCGATTATCGCGGGTCGGTGCTGTATGACGACAAAATCGAACAGCTTCGTCAGTTCGCGCCCTACATGCCAAAGACCCGGCTGTTTCGCAGCCCCGCGATGGCCCGCGAATTCCTTGACACAAACCCAACCTACCCCTTTGTGTCAAAGACTTCGGAAGGGTCGAGTTCCTCGAATGTGAGACTGATACGCACAGTCGATGAAGCCCGCAGGGAGATCAAACAAGCTTTCTCGGACTTGGGGATCAAGGCGCGGTATGATCGTGCCCAACATGGGTATCTGTATTGGCAAGACTTCATCGCGAATAACACTCATGACATTCGGGTTATCGCTATCGGCAATCAGCGCCTGTTGCTGCGCAGGGGTAACCGTGAAGACCGACCGATGGCTTCGGGGTCCGGCATCAATGAACCAATCCAGGTGCTCGATGACGAAGCAGGGTCGGCACTCTTTTGGGCCAACAAGTTCTTTGCCGAGGAAAAACAGACTTGGTGCGGTATTGACCTGGTGCGTGACAAAGTACTGGGTTGGCGCTTGTTGGAAACAACAGTCGGCTGGTCGTTGCATGGGTACGACGCATGCCGCTTCTTTGGCGGCGCTGCAATGAATGATGATGGCCGTTTCGGTCATCGTATCTGGGACGTCTTTCTTGACCAGCTGACTGCTGGTGTGTTCGGTTAGTTCATTTCAACAGGGAGCTGGGATCATGGAGCACTTCTACAAGACCGTATCGGGGTGGGCTGCTTTCGAGGACCTGTATCGTCAGGTGGTTCGGGATGCACCGACCCATGCGATGAGCCACTACGTCGAAGTCGGCTCATGGTTCGGACGGTCTGCGTGTTTGATGGCGGTCGAGATCATCAATTCAGGCAAGACCATCAAGTTCGATTGTGTCGACCCTTGGACCGATGGCGGCCCCGACCTGCGCAATAAGCGCTCATTCCAGAACGATGAGCTCTACAAAACGTTCCTGAAGAACATCGGGCCGGTCAAGCACTTCATCAACCCTATTCGCAAGCCCTCACTCGAGGCGGCGCCGCTGTACAAGGATGGCAGTCTCGACTTCATCATGATTGACGGTTCACATCAGTACGATGATGTGAAAGCCGATATTCAAGCCTGGCTCCCCAAGATGAAACCCGGTGCGATCATGTCGGGTGACGATTGGAATTGGTCGGGTGTGCATGATGCCGCGACCGAGATCTTCGGAATGGAAAAGATCAAGGTCCATCTTTCCGAGCGTCATGTGCGCAAGGGAAACCCCAACAAGTGTCGGTACTGGTCGGTACAGGTGTAGCCATCATGTTGGACGCATTGACATTGGTCATGGCCTATTACGACAATGCGCAGATGCTGCACAGGCACTGCCGCGAATGGGCTCAGTACCCGAAAGTACTCCGGGATCGGTTGCACATCATCATAGTCGATGATGCCAGTCCGCAGTTTCCGGCTGCTGTTGTGCTCGAGGAACACAAGGCCGATCTTCCGAAGCTCTTGCAGCTGTATCGGGTCAAGCCCAACATTCCTTGGAACCAAGATGGTGCTCGCAACCTTGCGATGATGAAATGCAAGACGGTATGGGCATTCATGACCGACATGGATCACCTGTTGCCCGCAGATCAAGTGCGCAAGGTGTTTGAGTTCCCTGCGATGATGGGCCAGTACTATATGCCCGACCAACACTTGACCAATGGGCAGAGTTTGAACCGGCCGCATCCGAATTCCTACCTCATGTCGAGGCCGGACTTCTGGACTATGGGCGGTTATGACGAAGACTTCGCCGGTTATTACGGGACCGACGGGAACTTTCGCCGGTGTGCCAAAGGTGCGGGGCTTGTGGAGTTGTCTATCAAGGACTTCCACACCGTTGTCTATCGGCAGACCGATATATGGGATGCCAACACCAAAGACTGGGGGCGCAAGCTGACTGAGTATCATGTCAGCTACAACCCGGTGCTGCGAAAGAAGTTGCGGTTGGCACCTTATCGCGCGGAGCGACCAGTTCGCTTCGAGTACAGCCAAGTGCTTTGACACCAGGAAGATTTGGAAGATGCATCATATCGTTTTGTGGAAGTGGCACCAGCAAGGGTTCCGCATTGTGTACGAACCCAGTGCTGTGAACATGATGGCGGTGATGTTGAAGCGCCACATGAATGGCATGCCCTATCGAGTGGTGTGCATTACCGACAACCCCAGGGGCATCGACCCGATGGTCGAGACGCACCCCCTGTGGAATGACTGCGATTACTTGGTCAATGCTTCCGGTTCGACCTTCCCGTCCTGTTATCGGCGCTTGCGCATATTCGATAAGAAGGCGCAGGATGAGCTCGGAATACCTCCGGGCGAT